CTTTTTTGCTGGGGGGCAGATGAGCAGTAAGTTTGTAGAGCAAATGACACTGACAGAGGTAGCCGCAGAGATGGGCATCTCACGTCAAAGGGTTAAGCAAATTGAGAACGCGGCTTTAAACAAGTTGCGCAACAATCAAAAAGTGAGGGTTATTTATGAGGGATTTATCGACGGATGCGATGGGAGTGGGCATCATGCTTGTCATACTGTTGCTTTTGACTATGGGGATAGTAGGGCGCGGTGACTACGAGGAGGCGCTTCTGTTAGAGCAGGAGTATTGTGAGATGGTAGATTTGTGGGGGCAAACTAATGGCAAAGATGGGCATCCAGACTGGCGAAAACTTTATCAGCAAGCTTGTACGGGCGACTGATGACGAACTAGAAGACTGGATCATTGCAATCCAAGCCGCACAAGCAATGGCAACACGGCATCAGGAAGATATGGCCGTACTAACAAACTTCAGGGTCGTACCGCTTGCAACTAACAAAGAGCCGCCCTTAGAAATTATCCGTTATTGTCCCTGATGGTGTGAGACATTGCCCGCTTTATGCGGGCTTTTTTTTGCCCTATCCCTACATGATGTATAATATGTCGCGGGGGACACTATATGTTGCAAACAGTAACTATAGATTGGCGGCCCGTATTAGAGGGCAGTATGCCAAGGCACGAAGGTAACTACTTGGTCGCATTCGATGACGGCGCAGTAGAGACCTTCCCCATGTCAGACCAAGACATCAAACGCGGAGAAGTGAGAGACGGGCTAACACATGGCCTTTATTGGGCCGAAGGGATACCGTCACCTTTAGAGTATGGCGAAGACTAGAGCGCAACGTGAAAGAGGTATCAGGCAGGACGAGTTACGCACCTTTATTTCCGAAAGGGGCAAGCTGTCTTACATATTTGATAACCTTGAGAAAATCGAGGAACTGGACCCCGAGAAAGACAAGCACTTTGACAAGCGACTGCAACAGCTAAAAATCGCAAACGAGCAACGCATCAGACTGCTCAACAAGTACCTGCCAGACATGAAAGAAGAGCAGACAGAAGTGACTGAACTGCCACCCGTCGTCATTCAACTGACCAATGCGTCTGACGCCACCACAGTCTGACATTTTCCAAAGCCCTGATCGCTTCCGTGTGGTCGTCGCGGGTAGGCGTTTCGGCAAGACATTTCTGAGTACAGCAGAGCTACTCAATAAGGCACTCAGTAAACCTAATCAGAACGTCTGGTATGTGGCACCTACTTATAAGGCGGCTAAAGAAATTGCGTGGGATATGCTGACGAACCAGATTCCCATTGAGTACATTGACAGAACTAATGAGACAGCACTGACCATTAACGTCAAGAATGGTTCTAGTATTTCGCTAAAGGGTGCAGAAAAACCGGACAACTTGCGTGGTCGCGCCGTCGATTTCGTGGTGTTAGATGAGTTTGCCGATATGCGTAAAGAGGCATGGTTTGAGGTTATCCGACCTAGCTTATCTGATCGTCAGGGTGGCGCACTGTTCATCGGTACACCAAAGGGCCGCAACCATTTTTATGACCTGTACGGCAAAGGAGTAGACGACGATGAAGGATGGAAGTCTTACCAGTACACGACCATTGAAGGGGGTAATGTCCCGCCAGATGAAATTGAGAGCGCGAGAGCAGACTTGGATGAGCGCACCTTTCAGCAAGAGTACGAAGCCGCCTTTGTGTCGTATAGCGGCGTCATCTACTACAGCTTCAAGCGTGAGGAATCTGTCAGACGACACACTGCTGACTGTAATGTCATACACGTCGGCATGGACTTTAACCTAGATCCTATGTCAGCCGTCCTTATGACGCGTAAAGGCGACACGCTCCATATCTTCGACGAAATCGTCATGTTCGGCTCGAATACAGATGAGATGGTTGCAGAGCTTCGCAGTCGCTATGGAAATGGTACAATAGTGATATATCCTGACCCTGCTTCTCGGCAACGTAAGACGAGCGCAGGGGGCAGGACAGACCTGTCTATATTGCAGAACGCGGGTTTCGAGGTACGCGTCCGAAACTCTCATGCGGCAGTACGTGACAGGGTAAACGCGGTAAACAGTCGCCTACTATCTAACGATGGACAGCGGCGGTTATACGTTGACCCTAAGTGCAAGAAGGTGATTGAGTCATTGGAACGCCATACCTACAAGGAAGGCACCAGTCAGCCCGAGAAGGATGGCTTCGATCACATGAATGATGCACTTGGCTATGCGGTTGAGTATTTATTCCCAATCAGAAAGGCGCATCAGCCAATGGCACCGCAGAGGTGGACGTAAATGTATTACGAAGACATTGAATACCAGCACCCCGACTATGAAAACAACATTGCACGTTGGGAGTTCTACCTTCGAAGCTACTTGGGTGGGGAGGACTATCGCGACGGGTCATACCTAACCAGCTACCTCAACGAAGACAAGAACGCCTACAGCAGACGTTTAGCACTGACACCGCTAGACAACCATTGCCGTAACGTCGTGCATGTTTATTCGTCATTCTTGTGGCGGGTACCGCCTATCCGTAACTACCAGCAGATGTCGGGAAGTGTTGACCTCGAAGCGTTTTTGAAAGACAGCAACCTCGACGGGCAGAGCTTCAACAGCTTTATGCGTGAGGCGCAGATATGGTCAAGCGTTTACGGGCATGTCTGGATTATGCTCGATAAGCCACAGTCAATAGCAGGCACACGCGCAGAGGAACTGGCACAAGAGATCCGTCCGTATGTCACGCTTATTACGCCTGAGAATGTGTACGATTGGAAGTACGAGCGAATGCCTAGCGGTCGGCATGAGTTGACCTACATGAAAGTCAGGGAGTCAGTAAACCGTATTGATGGCACAACGACCGAGACGTATTTTCGTATCTGGTCACGCGAAAAAATAGAGCTAGTGCGCTACCACGGTGACGAGGCTAACGTCATTGAGACTATGGACAACCCTATTGGTAAGATTCCCGCAGTACACCTACCCTCTAATCGCTCAGTTGTTCGTGGTTTAGGGATCAGCGACATATCTGACATCGCCTACATGCAACAGGCTATTTATCAAGAGTTATCAGAGATCGAGCAACTGATTCGTATCTCTAATCACCCGACACTCGTCAAGACCTATGACACTGACGCTAGTGCAGGTGCAGGTGCCGTGATCAACATTAGTGACGATATGGATGGCGCACTCAAGCCATATCAGATGCAACCCTCTGGCGCTAACTTAGACGCTATACGTGCCTCTATCGAGGACAAGATTGAGTCAATCAATCGCATGGCACACATGGGCGCAGTGCGTGGCACAGAGGCAATCACGCAGTCAGGCGTGGCTATGCAGACAGAGTTTCAAATGCTTAACGCTAAACTTGCTGAGAAGGCTGACATCTTAGAGTTAGCAGAAGAGCAGTTATGGCAGTTGTGGTGTACGTGGCAAGGCCATAATTTGCATGAGGTAGAAATCAGCTACCCTGACAGTTTTGACATCCGCGACTACGAATCAGAGCTTAGATTCCTACAGCAGACACGCGCAAGCGGCGTTAAGTCTGTTACCTTACTTAGAGAGATTGACAAGAAAATTGCTGACCTCGTACTTGACGACAACGTATTGGCACAGGCGCACGACGAGATTGACACTGCTACGACAGCGGTCGGTGACTTTACTAAAGAAACGCAAATTTATAAATACCACATCGACAGCGGCCTAGTGACGCCTAACGAGGTGCGCGAGAAAATTGGTCTCGACGAAATTGATGGGGGAGACGAGTTAGTCGAGCCAGTGCAAACAGTGACTGATGGACAGTGAGGAACTCACACGCGCACTAGAACGAGCGACCTCGGAGCATGAACGTCGCCTTTTACGTGCTATGGAGTCCCTGCGTTTAAGGCTTACAGACGCCCTTGCTGGGCTTCCTCTGCGTGACGGTGTGCTGTTTGACCTAGACGCGGCACTTGCTCTCAAAACGCAAATAGACGGCCTTGTACGCGATGAGTACCTAGCAGTCATTGATGACATTATCCGCGAGTATCCTGACGCGGTAGCACTAACGCAGGAGTTCATGGAGCAGTTTGCAGACTTCCGCGTACCGCAGTCAGTTATTGGACAGCTTCAACAGTTTAGCTTTACGGGCCATGAAGCACTAGCCGATGACTTCGCAGAGGCGCTCTATCAGCAGGTGTACAACAATACGTTATCGGGTACGCCATTCTCTGCAAGCCTGTCTGAGTTGAACAACCTGCTTGACGCTGACTTGCAACGCTATTCTAAGACGATGCTACACGACGCGCTGTTTGAGTTTAGTTCTTCGGTACAGCAAGCGGCGGCGGCAGAGGCAGGTATTAGCAGGTTTCGTTATGAGGGTGATATCATCGAAACGACGCGGCCATTTTGTGAGAAGCATGTCGGCAAGGAATATACGACTGATGAGATTTACGAGATATGGGACGATAACTGGGCTGGCAAACGCTCTGGCGATCCGTTCCGTGTTAGAGGTGGTTTTAACTGTCGGCACTGGTGGGTGCCTGTACCAGAGTAGGAGCAAAGCGATGCCATACCATACAGATGACAAAAAAAAGAAAAAGAAGAAAAAGCGCGGTAAGTGATATAATTAACCCACTCGTAAGAGGATACGTTACATGAGCGATGAAATCATGGATGACGCGGTAACTGAAGCCGCAGTGGAAACACCAGAAATTCAGGACTTAAAGACGTTCACACAAGAGGAACTCGACCGAATAGTGGCTGACCGTGTTGCTCGCACAAAGCGACAGTACGAGAAAAAACTAGAAGGTATCGATCTTGACGACGCTAGAGCGGCTTTACAACGTGAGGCAGAGGCCCGAGTTGAAAAGCAAAAAGAGCGCGGCGAGTTTGATGAGATTCTCAAGGCGACCGTTCAAAAGAAAGATCAAGAGATTGCGACATACAAGCAACGTCTCGCTCACCAACTGGTGGACGGGGCATTACTGGAAGCGGCAAGCCGAAACAATGCAGTATCGGCAGAGCAAGTCAGTCAGTTGCTACGTGGCTCGGTTCGGCTGTCTGAAGACGGCACCGCAGAGGTTTACGATGCGAACGGAACGCCACGATACAACGACCAAGGTGAGCCATTGTCCGTGAACGAGCTTGTCGGTGATTTCTTGTCAGCTAACCCGCACTTTGTTAAGGCGTCATCTGGTGGCGCTGGCTCGCAAACAGCGGTAGGTGGTTCGACGTCGAAACCTATGTCGGCGGTAGAGATGGAGGCTAACTGGAATAACGGAGGCAAAGAGGCTTACCGTGCAATGATGTTAGCTAAGAAATAAACCGCTAACTTAGGAGACTACAATCATGGCGGCTACTACTAGTACAACTCTCGACGATCTGTTTGCAAATATCATTATGCAGGCTCGATTTACAGCCGAAGAAAATTCTCTCATGGCTGGACTCATCACTCGCTACGACATCGGTAACGTAGCTGGTACAACTATCCAAGTACCAAAGTATCCAGCAGTCACCGCCGCTGACTTGACTGAAGGCACTGATATGTCTTCAAGCACTGTTAGCACGTCTGGTGTCACTGTATCTGTCGGTGAAGTTGGTGCGCAAGTATTGCTCACTGACATGGCGGCTATGGGTGCTGGCAACCCTGCACAGGAGCTTGGCACTGTACTCGGTAACTCTATCGCTACTAAGATGGACAAGGACATCATCGCTTTGTTTGATGGTTTCTCTACTTCATTGGGCGGTGCTGGTACTGAGATTACTGTTGCAGACCTGTTCAAGGCGGCGGCAACTCTGCGTAGTGCAAAGGCAACTGGCCCTGTGTACGCAGTTGTTCACCCGTTCCACGCGTATCAGTTGTCAGCTAACCTGACTAACACCTTCGCTAACCCCAACGGTGGCGACCTACAGAACGAAGCCATGCGCAACGGCTTTGTAGGTTCTATCGGCGGCATTGAGGTTTACCAGTCAGCTAACATTACTGTTGATGGATCAGACGACGCCAAGGGCTGTGTGTTTACCCGTGAGGCAATGTGCATCGCTATGAAGCGTGACTTCAACCTTGAGACAGAGCGAGACGCATCTAACCGTGCGTTTGAGCTTAACGCTACTGCCGTCTACGGTGTTGGCGAGCTTGATGAC